AGATTGTGCTTCATGACCAAATGATGCGGAACATCGCTAAGAATATTGAGTTCTTTGGTAATCCCACTTTAATTAGTTCTCGGCCACGATCAGACCTTATAGAGGCTTCAGACGCCGATCGTACGTTTAGGCCTACCATCAGTAGCCAAAGTGGTTTCGGAGGCAGAGATAGCCCTTCTACTCGAGTATCAGAGCCTTTTGGTTCTAACTCTTCACTAGGAGGCTTACGTGTTCCTCGTATTATTGCAAACGTAGAGCCTAACGACCGTGTGGGCTACATGTCTCCTGACCCGATTAACGGGGACATGAATCGTTATGCTCTTTTATTAAGGGAAGAGATTAGGACTGCATTAGGAGGCGTAGATGAAATTTCAGTTTCTGCTGGTGCGACCGCCACAGAGATTAAAGGTTTGATGGGTAGGGCGCAAGCCACTGCTTTAGGAAAAAATAAGAGTTTCTTAACATATGGTTTCTGCCGCTTGCTTGAGATGATTATTTATCATCAAGAGCAAATTTTTAGAGAGAGTTTTATTGCTGTAACAGGGTTAAAAGTTCCTGTTGAACCTCAAGAGAAAGATGTAGAAAAGGAGAAAAAATATTCCATTGATCTAGCAAAATTTGAAACTGTAGTTTCGACTTCAATTCAAGAGTCTTTAAACAATAATGCTCTGCCTAATGGAGTTTTTGGCCTTCCACCTGACGGTGAGAGGCAGGTTACGTACAGGTTCCAAGGTGATGTTTATGAGGATACAGCGTATGACATAAATCAAAAATCCATTGTTGTCAGAAACCTTCAAGAGCTAGGTGTGGACAGCGTTGAAGCGCTTAAATACTTATTCCCTGATAAGACAGATGCTGAACGTTCTGAAATGCTAAAAGGGTTTCCTTTTAGAATGGTTCAACAAACACAAAGCGCATTACAACAATTTTTAGTATTATTAACACAGATGTTGCAAACGCCTCATCCGTTAGCGCCGGATCAACCCCTCGGGAGCGATCCACGCCTTAACCTAACGCCCCTGTTGTACAGGACGTTTGACCACCTTGCACAAGAACTGACTTTCTCGGGTAGTTATGAGCCAGCAGATCCAAGCTTCAATCCCGAGCCCGGCTTCCCCGGCGGTAGCAGCCTCCCAGGCGGCTCCCCTGGATCAGGGCTCAACCGCCTACCCCCAGTGGGTAACAGCTACCCAGGGGGTAGCTTCGGCAGTTACAGCCCAAGCGCCATCGCAGGGAACACTCCCAACGGGCCCTTCTACCAGCAACCAGTACAACCAGTTTCCGTCAACGTCCTCCCCGTCCAACCCATGGGAAGCAGCGATGGGCAGCCTGGAGCGGGTGGTTTCTCGAATGTCCCCGTCCCCCAGCCAGGCAGCACAGTATCCTCAGTACCAAATGGTGCCGCAGGATACTCAACAGTACAGTCAGAATTTACAAGCCCAACCGTGGCAAACACAAACCCCTACGGCTCCGCAGACCTCGTACAACAACGGATCTACAACCCAGAGTTCTTATCCGACTTCTACGGCGCAACAACAAACACCCGTCCTCAGCGACGAAACCGCCGCCGTAGTTAATCACTTTGGTATTGAAGCGCCTGCTGTTCTAAATCAGTATGCCACTACGCTGGAAGATGCTCTCATCCAGCAAGATAGGGCGCTAAACACTGTGGCCCACAGGGCTCAGGCGATGGAAGTAATTCTCACCGATCCTGACCAGTTGGCTGACTATACTAACCGATTCTTTACTGAGGTTTATCCCGTAGATATGGATTCTCCCGCTCGAGTAGAAAACGCTTATCAACCTCGTTACGACCAGCTACCTGCTGTTCCCGCAGCATCTAGTTCAGCTGGTAACCGCGTGGATCCTGATTCTCAGTGGCAAGGGTTTAGTCAAACCATGAACCAAGCGCCTGACCAAGCTTGGCGTTATTTGTCGCAAATGAGCCCTGAAGCTATACGTAGCAAGCTCTTGTTTATGGACGCAAGCTGATTTAGGTCAAGGTTTCGTTTAATAAATCCCGAGTTAATTTAAAGTTGACTTGCAGCTGGCTCCTGCTTAACTTTGCTTGCTGAGCATAGTGCAATAATTTTGCTGTAAAAAATTACGTAAGGTAAAAAATCGGATGAAAAGCCGAAAGCACATTATTTAAAAGATAAAAGCGTTAGTCAATATCTAAGTTTCCGTTTGCGTCCCACGTAAGTAAAGAAGTTAGTGAGGAAGCGCAATAAGAGGGAGCAGAGCAGATTTTTGTTTTAGAACTGCTCATTAAAGGAAGTAATTTTTTAAATTGAACAGCTATATAGTCTGATTGTGGCTTAGAAAGCGGTTGCGTAAGCTGAGACGTTGTGGTTGAGCTAGTCACTTGAAAAAAAAGTTAAAAGTTTAAGAAATGTAAAGTTTTATCTTCGTTTCCTGACTTAGTCAGTCTAGTTCGACTTTTATACTTTTGTTTTTTGGTTTTACAAATTACAAGATAAACAGGTACACTGATCTTAAAAGCGTGTATTTCAATGCCTAACCCGATTGGTCGGAAACGCAGTTCACCTGTTAGTGCAGAAGTAGAGGCTTTGAAGAAAGAGCTTCAAGACCTGAAATCTATGTACTTTCAGGATATTAGTAATATCAGTGCAGACATTCAGACTTTAGGTCAACAAGCTCAAAGCACTGAAACACCCTCTGAGACGCCTTCTGAGAGTTAGTTTTTTTAAACAACTTATAATGGGGGTAATTAACTTTCCCCCTCGTGGTTTACACCCCTCTTTTTAATTACAAGTATGATTCTGGTCCGCACCAAATTCAAAGCGGACCAAATCACGAAGGATTTTTAGTCGTAAGCTCAGGTATTGTAGATTTAGGCGCTGATCTCGGTGTAGTTGTTGCTGGACCACCGAATAGTGGGGTTTACCGTACAACAGCGTGGCGAGCTGTTCCCCCTGCTGTTTCTGGGTACTGGACAAATAATCTGACTGTCGACTACCAACCCAGTGGTGCTTTTCTGAGCTCTTATGAAGGATATAGATCATTAAGTACTACCACAATCGCTAACGCAAAAGTTCAAACCTCTTTTGGCCCTGAATGGGGTGTTAGAGACACCGGAAAGTACACTTATTTTGGAGGTGCTGCTCCATCTGAACAACAGTACAACCCTTATAACACTCCAGATAACAACTCATCTACGGAGGGTTACACTGGGGGTCAATCCCTACAGCAACGCTACGCTACTACATTACTAACACATGCAGTTGGAGGTTCAGGTGTCAGAAGTTCCTGGATTTATAACCCTCCTGTTTACTGTCAAACTTTTATTGAGACTGTACGTAGTGAAATCCCTGGCTTGATGTCTGATGCTGTTCGTTTTGTATACAGAGGCAAAGCGGCTAAATACGTCTCTAACTATGGCTCTATTTATCACCAAAGTCCTGAAGGGGTAAGATCTTTAGTTCGTAGCTTTAGTTCGTCAGTTAACTCAAGTAACCAGAAAAACTAATAACGCTAAAATTGCGACAGTCAGTGTGCTATTAGGTTGTTAAATAGTTATATTTAATATGTAGTTTTTCGGAGGTTGGCGCTTTGTTCGTCGACAATGATTTTCCGAAGCTGCTCGGTGCTGAGCTCTACCGTCCGCATCCTGCGTACGTTGTAGAGATGGCTGCGGAACCTGTAGTTGTTCATGACTTCAGTAAGCAACCAGGCCAGACTGTGCAGCTTGATCGTTACAGGTTCTGGGGAAATCCCGGAAGCAAGGAATCACGTGAGCGTACTGCAGAACAGACCATTGGTACTGCAAACAGCCGCAATATCGTGAAGGACAAAGTGCTCGTGACTCTTCGCGAGTACACCGGTCCTGCTGACCCTAGTGATCCTACTCAGGCCAGCACTTTTAAGATTGCTCGCGAAACTTTAATTACCGCGCAGCGCCTCTTACTCGATACCGGCAACCTGACTGCATTCCACCAGTCAATTGGCTCCCTTACTCTGCTTGACGATTATCGCCGTTGGCGTGATCGGGTGTTCATTAATGAACTCCTTAAAGCTGTTTCAAAGGGTCAGTCTTCTGACAGCCAAGGTGGTTACTACTACCCCGGCAGCCTAGCCGTGGGCAGTTTGACCTACTCCAACGCAGAACAAGCTAAGTTCGACGTTAAGGATGACTTACTCCGCGTGGTTAAAAGCCTGCGTAAGCGTAATGTCCCCACTTATCAAGATGGTTTCTATCGCTGTGTTTGCGATCCAACTTTCTTGATGCACTTGCGTCAGAACAGCGACTTCCGCGAGATTGCTCGTTACCCCGGTAATGGGCAGATCAACCCTCTCATGTCTGCGATGCAGCCTAACGCTGCTATCTACATGGGTCAGGGTTTCGGCCAAGCTAGTTTTGTAGCTGGTGAGCCGATTATGCCGACTGGCTTTGTATTCGAAGGTGTTCGTTTCTTCGAGTCGACTAACATGCCGACTCAAAGTCAAACTGCCTCCATTGGAGGTAGCAGCACATCCTACGAGTCAGCAATCGGGATGTTCTTTGGTCCGCAATCTGTTGGAGTAGGCATCGGCGGTAACAACGCCCAGGTTCTACTTAACAACAATGACGATTTCAGTCGTTTTATCATGATGATTTGGAGCCTGTACGCAGGTTTCGAACTTCTGAACGCTGATTTCGCCACGGTTGCTTATTCCTTTAACGCTTGAGGACATAACTAACCATGGCAATTAATCCCGCTCAACTCTCAATCGCCAAAATCTATCCTGGGAACTACACCAACGTTCTTAGGTATTGGCACGAAACCAAAACCGTTACTTATTTAAATGAGAACGGTACCAGCGAGACTCTCACCAATCAACCTGTTGGTGGCCCCGTTGGTGTAGTGCTCCGTCCCGGTTGGATTGCTCAACAAGCCATCGGCTATGTTGACCTTTCCTATCAAGCCGCCGGCACCACTAATCAACTCGATTACTACACTAATGCGTATTCTTCGGGTTTAAACAGTTCGAATGCTCCGTTTCTTAACAGCAACGTTGTCATTCCCTCTCCTGACTTCCACAAGGATGTTAGGGCCGACATCACTAACGGTATTATTGTGCCTTCTGGCTCTTACGTATACCGGGCTTCTATCCGTCTTGATGGCGGTGATGTAGTTTCTAGTGGTGTGGGTGGGGGTTCTGCTACTCCGACTCTGGGTCTAGGTCCTGCTGTAAGTGTTGGTCTTACCGCTACTCCTACAGCTAGTGGCTTCTTCTCCACTCTTGTTGGTGCATCTAGCCGTATTGAAAACGGTTCGTTCAATTCCAGCAATGCCTGGGATGCTTCCAAAATGCATGTAGTTACTGCTGACACAACTTATAAGTTGTTTACAGTGGGTAACCTTGGGGGCAACGTA